CGTTGATTTTCCCTGCAGACTCGTTCTGCCTCTGTGCCATGGTATCCTGAATTGTTGCCATCTTATATCACCTCGTTACTGACGCTGTCTGCGTTCAACGCTTCTCAGTGCCTCGCCCAGTTCTTTAAAGCCGGTGGTCTTCCGTTCCTCCGTGGCTTCGTTCTCCGCCACTTCCGCCGTCTCCGGTGCCGAGCCTTCTGGAGCTGGCGCTTCCTCCGGGGGCGGTGCCATCTGCTGCATCTGCATCATCTGCTCCATCTGGGCCTGCTGTTCAGCCAGACGCTTCTGTTCCTCCAGCTCCTGTTTCTTCTCTTCAATGAGCTCCCGCCGTCCGGCCACAGTTCCGTCGGGGATGTGCTCCAGATACTGCACGATATTGATATGACCATTCAGCAGGAGGTTGTCCAGAGTGGACAGTGAGGATACTTCGGAGTAGTAGGAGCTCGCCCCAACATCGATCTTGATACTGAAGGGGTGATCCTTGAGTATCCCAAAGTCAAAATCTACCGGGACAGTGTTCGGGATCTCCGGGGGCTCCATTCCACTCGCCTGTGCCAGCTGCACATACGGTTCAAACACCCTCTTCCGCATCTCATCGGTCATCGGCATATCCACCGTGCGAACTCCGTAGAAGTGGGCCATGAACTCCAGCCAGATTCTGGCCAGATCCTCAATCTGCTGATAGAGGTTTTGCTTTGTCAATTCTTGCGGAGTCGATGCCGCTTTCTGGAGGCTCAGGATGGCGGAAGTGTTGTAGGCCTTGCCTTCGCCGAGGGCGGCTTCTGTAGCGCCCAGGCTTTCCTCCGACTGGCTGATCGCCGCCTGAATGTACTGAAATACCTGTGGCTCAATATGCCCGGTGTCCGCTACCTTGATGGCGCCGTCCACATTCCCGGCCACACCGATGGCTCTGCCAACGCCATTGTCCAGGTGGCTGATCCTCGTCTTGTCGTAGATGAATTTCGGGAAGGCCGTCCTTGTGATGGAGATCATGGACATGGCCCATGCCTTGTTCACAAACAGCTGGTTCGGGATGAGACCTGTCACCATCGCCTGGCCGTGATAGCAATCAGCAACATAGTCCCAGTTCAGCCAGACCAGCGGGTACAGGTGGATGTTCAGGTTCTCCGGCTCCGTTACAACACATTTATTGGTGAACTCGAAAAACCACACTTCGCCGGAATCGTCATCCTTCCAGAAAAGCTTCACGACCGTGACCTTGTCCTCTGTTTGCTTGACGGAATCCATCGGGCTGTTGTACTCATCATCCGGGAGGATCTGCTCCCAGTCCTCACTCCCGTTGGCCTTTGCCCGGCGCTTCACGTCCCGCAAGATCTCCCGCTTCGCGATCATGATCCACGGCTGGTCCTGCACCTGGCGGTCATTGGGATTGCCGAAGTGTACCTGGGTGTTCTTGGCGATCTCTGCCCGGATTCTTCCCTTCCGCTTCACGTTGGGACCGGCATAGGCTTTGTCGTCCCACCAGGTATAAATGCAGCCGTCACCTCTCACAGCTCCGTCTCTTGCAAATTCCTTGCTGACAGCCGGAAGCCGGTTTTGTTCGCACAAGGCCTCGAACTCATCGTTTACGATCCGCACCGGGTCGATCATCTTGTCGTCTTCGGGGAATGCCGCCAAGGGGCTTGCCGCAATGCGGATACTGTCGGAAACAAGGTTCGCAATCGTAAAGCCTGTGACGCGCTTGATGAAGTTGAACTGCGGTGTCGGCAACCCGTTACTCTGGACGCCTTCCCATTGTTTCCCTATGTAGAAATTTTCGTTGGCCTTGACCGTCTCCTGAAGATTGATGCTGGTGTTGTAGGCTACCGCCTTCTCATAGTGTTCCCAGCCCCACTCCACGGTCGGCTTGTCTTTGCCGTTAAAAAGGCCCAGTCCTTCTTCGCTCATTGTTTATCACCTCTTCGGTTTCCCGTAGTTGAGGATGGCTGCGACTCCGTCGTTCCATTCCCTCTCCATCCGGAGCCCTCGCTCCATCTCGTCGTTATACTGTTCCAGAAGCTCCTGATTCCGGAGCAGCTCTCCTTTCCCGTTTTTGGGGAGGAGATTCTCTATGTCCGCAATCTTTACAAGCACCTTTGCCATGCGGTCGGTCTGCGCTTCATCCTTCTGCTCCAGACGTTTCAGCCAGTCTTCCGACCACTCCTCAAGCTTGACGTATCTTCTTCCGAGGGTCTTGATCTGAACCTCCTGAATCACAGCTAATATGACCAGGAGCAGAATCGCCAGTGCCAAAAGCCAGTCTGCCATCTCTTTCCTCCTTAGCTTGCCAGATAATCTTCCGTCGGCTCGCCGCCGCACATGAAGGTTTCGTAGTTCTCTTCCTTCTCCAGGGAATCCTCAAATTTCTGCCGCCGGTTCTCCTTCGGCTCTTCTGCTTTCAGGCTTCTGGAAATACAGAAGTACCGGACCGCGTCTACCGTGTGGGTCACCTCATGGGGGATTTTTGCACAGTCATTGGGGTTATCCTCGTCGGTCTGAATATCTCTCAGATCCTCGGCCACCCGGGTGAGATCGTTGAAGAACATCAATCCCGGCAGCGTTGCCGGTGCCTTCCCCTCCGGGTACAATTTGATCACATAGGGGTCTGTAAGTGGCATGTTCGCCATCATCGTCTTGATCGCCATGTGCCCCTGTACTCTGTCTCTCGGGGCGGAGACAACGGACACGCCGTTGGTGAGGAAGGTCTCCGCCATAGATTTCCCGGTCTCTTTGCTCCTGGACCACAGGTCCCATGGCGCATAGGTGGTCATGATCCGCTCATGCACCGGGCTGTTTTCCAGGCAGCAGATTGCCGCCTTCTGAACAATCAGGCCTTTTTCTTCCACTTCCCGGTAGGCCCAGGCTCTGCCGTCTGTGTCCACCGCCCACCAGATGCAGGCAAACATATCGAGGCCGTAGTCAAAGCTCCGGTACCTGGGCCAGTGGTCCGGGATTCGGAACGGTTTCTGCATGTGTGTCGCAAACTGGAATTCCTTAAAGAAGCCGCCTCCGAGAGCGTCCCAGTCACCGTAGCGGTATGCTTTCCTCAGATCCTCCGGCATCTGTGCCAGGTTCTTCAGGTAGTTCGGTGAGTGCTCCAGCATGTGGGTGTTGTCGTCCACAGTTGCGAACACGAAGGTGTAGTCTTCCGGGTTCTCGTTCTCTTCCGGGTTCTCGCAGTTCTGCTTGTACTGCTTATCTATGAACAGACGTTTGACCCATCGGTGCCCGACACCGCCCGGGTTGCAGGTGATGTACATCCGTTTCGGAATCGGGCTCGCGCCACGGAGGAGACCGCCCAAAAAATTGAAGGCCCTTTCGCTGAACTGTGTGGCCTCGTCGATGAAGACCCAGTCATATTCCTGGCCGTTGTATTCATCTTCAGATTCTTCGCCGGACCAGTGTCCAAATCGGATGGTGGACCCATTTGTGAACAGCAGCATGTGGGTCGTGCCGTTATATGTTGCGGCTCCCGTCTGGGTCGCCATCCTTCGCATGGGAATGATGTGGTTTTCTTCAAGCGCCGGGTATGTCAGACGCATAACCAGGATGCGGATGCCCGGATTGAACAGAGCGCCTCCGAAGGCTTTAACCCGGACGGCGTGAGTTTTCCCGCCGCCCTTCGCACCGCCGTATCCGATAAACATGGTTTTCGCCTGATAGAAGAGTAACTGTTTCGGGTTTGCTTCTCCCGGATCCCATGTGGTTTCTTTCGGTCCGGAGTTCCGCTTCGGGGTTGCCATTTACTTGAACGCCTCCACTCCACCGACCCCTTCAGCTTTCACATGCAGCGTCCTTTCGTTGCTCTCAGCTTTCTGAGATACCCAGCCTCCATTCGCTTCCTGACGCAGGATATTCAAAAACGCGTTTGCCGCCTTCGGCTCCGCCGCCATCCGGCGGGATGCCCAGCTCTCCCGCATATCCTGTGCCCAGTTCATCACGGCGCTGTATTCCGGGTCGGTCTTATAGCTCCGGTAGGTTTCATGGTCCATTCCGAGGAAGATTCTCATCCCGGCTTCATCCGGAAACACGTCTCCGTTGGACGCCTTCATGATGATCTCCCGGAATTTTTTCTCGTGATTGCTCCAGGTGGGATGCACCCTCATGGTTTCGGCAAGCTCCACAAATTCCTCCAGCATGCCCTGCCAGTCATAGTCTGTGTGGCAGCTGTCGAAATATTCCTGCATCTTTTCCCGGAGCTCTTTCGGAGAGAGCTTCGGCCTTGAAGGTTTCTCCGCCTTCTGTTTTGCCGCGCTCTGCTCTTTTGATTTCTGCCGCTCCTCAATCTGTTCCGGCGTCAGCCTGGGCCGACCGCGTTTGCCCTTCGGCGCTTCAGTCTGGGAAGGCGCTGCCGGAGCAGCAGGAGTCGCCTTCCCATTTCCAATAATCAGGCCCATCTGCTGAACTCGTTGTACGGTTCGATTCCGCCCACCGGGCCGTACACATCCTCAATATCCTCGCTCGCTGCCAGTTTCCCCTCGCCGTTCCTCAGCTTCGCCAGGAGCTCCTCATATCTCTGCTCAAAAAATCCTGACGCTGAAGGGTTCTCATCCAACAGCAGGTGTGCGGCCAGCCCGTAGGGCATCACCGTTCCAGCGCAGTAATCGTCAAGGTCGATGACATCGTAAAGACTTTCAATGGGGCGAAGTACCGGTCTCCGCCCGGTCCCCCACTCCTGCCACTTGGGGAAGGTGTCGCTATAGAAATAGAGCTCCCCCTGAAGGATATTCAGAATGGCAAGGGTGCGGTTCTGGTACTCGACGGTATCATCATGGCGGAACTTCCCGTTATCATCCAGCTCGTCCATCATGGTGATGGCCCGCTGAAAAACGTCCATTCCCGTGATGGTGCCGGTTGTCGTGTATTCACTCATAGATATTCTCCCTTCGAGAAGAGGCCTGTGTATTCCAACAGGCCTCCCCTCTTTTGACCCTTAGCTGTGACGCTCTTGCATCATGCGCTGCATAGTCTGCCGAACGGTGTCGTTCGGTGCATCCTGCATGAGTGCTTCAAGCTCCTGCCAGAATCCGTCTCCTCGGGCGTAGTTGCCGCTGTTGCGGGCAAAGCGCCCCATGCTGTCACGCTTCATGGACTGGCCCTGCATTCTGGACATCCCCCGGTTGGAGTTGCCCATCTCATAGCTGTTGTAGCTGTTGTAGCTGCCGCCGTAGGACCCGCCGTCATAGCTTCCATCCGCTTCAGACTGGCCGGCCATTTCGTCCTCCATCTTCCAGATGCAGAGGATGGATTTCTTGGCGTGAGTCGCCCAGTCGATGATCTGGATGTCGTTCATGGAAAGCGTTTTCTTCTGCTCCATTTCGTCGAGAATATCGCACAGCTTATCGTAAATCTTATCCATAGCCTTCTCCTTTATGCGATTCTCGCAACAGTCAGGTTCGCGTTCTGCACGTTGATTGCAGGAGCAACCCCACCGACATCAGCCGGGCCGGACGTGTTCTCAACAGCAACGCTGAAACAGCAGCCCTTCGGCACGGTGATGATCGCAGTGCTTGTCACGTTGAAGTAGTTCGTCGCAGTCGGGGCTTCCGGTGCAACTGCAGCAGGCGTGACAATCGCTCTGCTCGTCTGAATCGGCTCACCATCGATGGCAAGCGCCACGCTGATGGGGCCGACCGTGCCGCCTGTGGGAATCGCGATGTTCCCATTGAACGCTACCTGATACCGTGCAAAGCACGCATTTGGGCAGTTGACAATCCCACGGAGAATTACAATCCCGCTTTGGTCTCTGTGGAAAACGTATCCCTTGTTGCAAGGGATCACGGTATCCAGCAGGACGTTCTGACCAGCTTCTACAAGCTGTACCGGGTTAAAAGCAAATTCTGCCATTGGGATTACCTCTTAGCAGCCTGCGCCGCAGCCGCAGAATCCAGCGTTCTGCTGGCAGCAGTTCGGGTTCTGGACTGCGTAAGCCGGAATCGGAGACGGGTTCAGATACTGTTCAAGGGCGACAGTCTGAGCCGCATTGTCCGCAAGGATACGGGCGGTCTGGGCCGTCTGAGAAGCCGCAAGGTTTGCCATGTTCAGCTGAGTGCGGAGATTCTCGTTCTCCCGTTTGTAGCCATCCAGCTCCAGAGCACACAGCTTGTCGAGGATCGCTTGCGTGTTCTGCGTGTTGGCTGCGCGGGTAGCGGCAGCTTCCGTCGCAATCACGTTCTGGGTCTGGCAGGTAGCCAGTCTGTTGTCGCAGCAGCACTGAGCAAGCTGGGCCTGCAGTCCGTTCACCGCCTGCAGAGTGTTCATCTGAGCCTGATTAAAACCGTTACACAGCTGAGTGGTGATATCGCCGAGAGTGGCCCGGATACCAGTGATGTTGTCGTTGATCATCTGATCCCGGAAACCGCCGTTGATCTGGTTGCTGTTGTTCAGCCACGGATACATCTCACCGAAGCCGCCACCAAAACCGTTGCCCCAGCCGCCGCCAGCGCACAGAAGCAGGAGGATGATCCAGCCCCAGTCACCGCCAAAGCCGCCAAAGCCACCACCGTATCCACCGCCATAAGCAGGGGCTACAGGCATGACCATTCCGGTTCCGCCACTCTGTTCTTCAAATGCCATTTTTTCATTACCACCTGTTGATAGTATTTATTTCTATCCGCTATGCGCACTTGCGGAAGAAATATCATCTGAATCTCTGCGCCGCCTGATAGGCGCTGTTGATTTGTTCCTGCGTTACCTGCCTTGTCTGGACAAGATAGTTCAAAATCGCCTGTGGGTCGTTCATCGGGATTCCCTGTGGAATGTTCATCCGCCTCTGCATCAGAAACTGCATCGGATTCTGTTTCAGCTGCTGGAGCATTCCCATCATCTGATTAGGTATCATCTGACTTCTCCTTATCAGCCTTCAGCTGCTTAACTTCTTCCAGCAGACTCTTCACTGCTGTGACTATCTTTGCGTAATCCTCTCTGGTGACAAACTCAGGTGCGGTCTCTACAGGCTGGGCCTGTTCCCGCTCCGTCAGGTCATACACATGGACAGTCGGTTTCCCGGTCGCATCCGCCTGCTTGAGGTAGACCACCTTGCCGGACACATCCCACAGGGCAACCGCGTTGTTCGGGGCCACCGGGTACATCTGGGCTTCCTGTTCGTTGTTTACCCAGATAATTCCGGACGTGATCGGCATCTGCGGTTGCTGCACTGGAGTAGCCACCATCTGCTGATATCTCTGGGGAGGGACATAAGGCTGGGTATTAACGGGTTGCGTCTGATAATAGGGGAAGGTCATTCCTTGTCATCCTTTCTGAACCAATAGTATTGGACATATTCCTCGCTGGAGTCCCAGGCATCATAGAGGTTTCCTGATTCCACGCAAGCCGTGTGGTTCCCGAAGCCGAGGACGAAAACCCCTTCCGGGTGATCCCGGCAAAAGTCCTCCGCTGTATAGCAGTCCGGGCATGAGTCCGGGAGGTTCCTTCGGTAGAATCCGTGCTGCCGAAGTACCGCACCCCACACGGAATTGGAGCTGGGTACATCACCCATGCCGAACCCGGCTACAGCGATCTTGACATAAGCCTGTTCCCAGCTGATCCCGAGCGCCTTGGAGACCGCGCGGACAGCGCAGTCTCCGGCCCGGCGTCCGGTTGGGTTGTTATTGAACTCAACCCACATTACTCTTCGTGGTCACCCTTTGCGTAAGCGGCGTCCGTGAGGCCTTCGCCGATGATGTAGGCGATCACGCTTGCCGCAGACATGACCACGCCCGTGATCGTCTCCACGGTTTCCCCATCCACCTTGAAGGCCACAAGCAGGCCAGATACAAGGCCTACTACTGCCAGCCAGAACTTCCGGCTTGTGAGTTTCCGCTTCCAATCAATCTGATTCATTGAATTTCCCCCCTGATTAAAAATCCGCCTTTTGACTTGATCTTTTTGTATGTCTGCTCGATCTCTGACATTGCTATTGCCCCTCGTGAGTTCTTGAAATCCGGGTGCCTCTTGCAGTACTCTTCATAATTGCTGATGTCATCCAAGATGTCTTCAAAGTGGCTCTCGGAGTGGCGTCGCCCTTCACAAATCTCATCGTAGAATCGTAGGATTCGATACCTTTGGTTCCGTGCCTTTTCGTCTTCATCCTCACGAATGTGAGCATCCAGCGTTTTCTGTACTGCCTCTATTGCTGTGCCTGTCTTTTTCCGGTTGGAGATAATAGTTGGGATAATTCCAACCAGTGCCACCAGAATCGGAACGCAGGCCTCCAAAACGCTAATCCAGTTCATTGCCTCGCATCCCCCTCTCACTTGGAGTATCCGGTGGTTCTCACCCGGAAATCCACATTCGTTACTGTTACTGCGGGTACCTTCTCATCTACGCTCAGAAGCAGCTTATAAAAGGTGAACTTCTTCGCCTTGATCTTTGACCGAACCGGGAACGGTTGCCCGGCTACTTTCGCCTTGTTGGCACTGACGATCTTCTCCCGGAACGTGTTCTTCCGGTCAGTCACGACGCAGACATCCACGCTCGCCCCGGGCTCCGGTTTTAGGGAAACCCACATCATGGAGGAGTATTTCCTCATATTGCTCGCTCCGAAGTCCATGCTCCCGGATTCCCACTCGGCCTTGATTACTACGCCGTCATCGGTTTCCCGTTCATAGGTCAGGCGGAAGATTTTCCCTCCGCTCGTCCCAACGATGACGTCGCCTTGGAAATTGCACATGATGACGGCATCGAGCCCTTCATAGCGGTACCATGTGTCTGTCACATAGTTCCAGACCAGCGTCACGCCGTTGCCGGAAATGTAGAACTCCTGTCCGTCGTTGTCGTCCCACATGCAGCAGTGCTTGAAGTCGATTTCCTTAATAGACTCCTGAATCCTGTCAGATATTCGCCTTGCCTGCCGTTCATCCCTTGACAGGTTCGAGGTGTAGTAACTGCTGTTTACCCACTGGTAGAGCTCTGAGCCGGAACAGGTTACCGGGTTATTGTTCACCAGCCGCACCTGACCGGGAGCGTCGTTCCCTTTATCCCTGTTCACAGGGGTAACGTGAATTGCCGTTGTAAGGTCTCCGGTCGCAAGCTCTGCCGTCCCGTAGTTCAGCGCCCATGTGGAGTCGGTCTTATACGCTACCAGTGCGGCATAATGCCGAACCAGTGATGTGATCGGCGTGTTGGCGTCTCCCACCTGAACTTCGTACTGGTCGGGGAAATAATCCGGCCTTGGCATCCCGTCGTAGTCCATCCCGGTGTACAGCGCTTTATTTGTGCCGTCACCGTAGATGAAGATCGCCGAATCCGTACCGCCGGAAAAGAGTTCGGCATAAAGATTCCCTGTTACCTGGCTGCGGAAGTTCTCCTCAACGGAGTACCGAACCTCAATACTGTTGACCGCTTTCGGAGGAACAACCGTGATGGTGACATCTGTCGTGTCCGGCACAAACGTATATGCCAGAGATGTCCCGGTACTCAGGTCAATGACATCATCAATCTGATGGGCCGCCTCCGGGAGCCGGAACACCTTGTTTGTCCCGTCCGGACTCAGCCACACTCTGCGCTCTCCGTTCAGGCGGTTGACGTATTCTCCGGTCAGCGTCCCCGCTTCGGATGGCGTATCCGGCACACTGTCTTCGTCGGTGTCCGTATCCAGAGGCCCGATGGTAATGGCTACAAGAGGCCGATAGCCGTGGACGGGGGATACATTCGAGCCATCATATTGGTAGTACTCATATCCGTTTAAGATATATACAATTCCGCCGAACGGTATGAACGTCACACCCTTGTCGGTGTTGATGTTCCCGATGCCGACTCGAACCACTGCGTCCGTGTCTTGGTCGTAAAGGCTCCAGAGCTTTCCGTCACAGGCGGCAAGCAGAACCTGTTTCCCGCCTGCAATTCCAGACCACAGCCCAGCCACAGGCTTTGCCGTGCGCCCGTCTGCAACTGCTGACATCTGGTATCCACTCAGCGTGTACGTTCCGTTGTTAAAAACAACGCTGTCATGCCTCAGTGCATATGGCATTTCACCAAGTCTGGTATAAAGATACTGATTTTCCGGGAGCTCTGACAAAATCTCCGCAAGGTTTTCTACAGTGACCTTATCTGAAAACCCGGCAGGCTTCAGGACACCGTTCTGTACCACGAATTCCAAATCCTCAGAGCCAGACATAGTTCCGTTAGAAACAGCCCCGCTGCTGATGGCATACACACCGTTCTGCACCACGCCGGAAACGCCTACCAATGTGATTGTCCCCGGAGGGGCCATTGCTGTCGCATCCGCATAGAGCGGGATTTCGTCACTCGCCTTTAGCCCTTCTTGAATCGCCACAACATCATCCGAGATATGGACAACATAGTTCTCACTCAGGCCTGCGAAAAACTCCTGACCCGGTCTGCGCTTGAGGTTTCCGTCTCTCGTGATCTTCCAGTTCACCATCTTTGAGGCTTCGCCCATTTTCAGCCGGGTGTCGCCGTCCGGGTGTTCATTCAAGCCCAGCCATTTCGGGATGCTGTAGACCCTCTCGTTTGTTGCTCCGCTGACTGTTGCCATGTTCTCACCCCTTAAGAGATCAGCTCAATACTGTAGATCGTGAGTGACGAGTTCCAGGAATGCCCTGAAGAGTTCGAGTCAGCATAAAACCCGAGATAGTGCGCCCCGGTCACCCCAGAAGTATTGATTGTGGCTGTCGATTTCGAGGAGGGCGTGCCGAGCCCTGTCGACGCCACACTCCCGCTGTCGCTGCCGGATGAGGCCGAGCTGAACACCGTGGCTCTTAGGCTTCTGTTCCCGCCGCCTCCGCTGTATCCGGTGTAAATGATCTTTACCGTTTTAACATCTGTGAAGTCGATCTTCTGGCTGCTGTAGCAGAGGCCTCTGCCGCCAGTTCCATAGCCGTAACTGCAAGTAAACGAATCAGCGCCTGTCCCAATCGAAACAGATGGCCCGTTGCCGCTCACATACCACGGATACCCGCCCACGTTGTGGTTGAAGTTGTTCTCAGCATTTCCGATGCTGCCGTCATACACAAAGGTCTGAAGGTTGTGCCATGCACCGCCATAGTAAATGCTTCCGCCGACAAGCTGCCACTGGGTTCCATCCCACTGGCGGATGGTCCCAACTCCAACCACAAGAGCGTTGTGCCGGAGGAGGTTCAGGTTATTGGACGATACGTTGGACGTTGCAATCCAGAGCGTTCCCGTCTCCTTGTTGGTTGGTTCTTCCGCCTGCCAGTACCAGTTGGGGATTCTTGTCTCAGTGTTAATCCACACCATGTTCTCAACCGGGCTTGCGGGTCTTGTGTTCCCGTCCACGATGCGGAGATTCAGACCGCCACCGCCTGTGTTGGTTCCGCCGATCATTTCACATCACCCCCAGCACACAATGGTCGGGATCGTAATCGACCCGGTGGGTTCGTTCGTAGCGTACAGGTGGATGCCGCCGTCAAAGGTGTTGGCAATGGGCGCATACATTCCGCTGATAGCTTCCGTCAGTCCGTAAGTCACCAGAGGAATCATCGTGGCCTTCACGCCCTCAAGCGGCACAATCGCCCGGTACGGGAATTCCGGGTAAGTGTTGGTGTAGACAAAGGCGGCCTGCCCGGCCGTGTATGTTACCGTTACCGTGTCCCCACTCACCGGAGTGCCTTCAATCGTTACGCCGTAGTTCGACGGAATCACAATCCCGCTGTTCAGCATCCAGTCCGTCCCGGTGTAGCTGAACACATAATCCCCGGTAGTGGTGATAATGGCCTCCCACTGGCTCTTGTTTACTGTGGCTGAAGTAACACCTGTGCCTGAGACAGCAGCCGTAACTGTGCTTGCGACGCCAACTACCGTATTGTTAAAGACAAGTTTATACTCGCGCTCTGTTGCGACAGTTGTCGCTGCCCAGTGTTCCGGAGTCCAAGGCTCAGGAGAATTAATATCCACGGTCGCCCGATAGAGCTGACCGTTTTGTGTCACAAGATCATTCAGCCGATGAGTCTGTGTCTCGTCGTACACTGGGGCGATCCTCGAAAGAAGCGTTGCGTCATTTGCTTCTCTGGTCGCCGCCTCTGATGCGATCTCCCCCTCCAGCAATGCGATGATTGCCGCATTCGCTCCCACATCGTTCATGCGCCACGCGGTTCCGTCGAACGTGAACGAGACAAGGCTGTTCGCCGCCCATGACTGTGCCCGGGTGTTTCCGGGTGCATTAACGCCGTGCGCGTAAATCGGGTAGGGCCCGATTGAATTCACAGTCAGAGTCGGGTTGGTGGCTGTGTTTTCATTCGTAAACTTTACCTGAATCGTTACGCCCGTAAGGAGTGTATCGAAGTTAGGCATCACCACAATCTTCCCGGTATCACTTGATCTGGTGCTGCATACTCCATAAAGCGAAGCAGCAATCGGATGAAGCGTACCTTCGCTTGTTTCAATTTGCGTTGCATATCCCATGGTTATTCACCCCGTTATCCCCAATTCATCTTGTTTCATCATGATTACTACCTCTTGCGACTATGAACTGATCCGCCGCAGTTTACTGGATGGTTATGCTTTGATGCCGTAAACATATAAGGGGATACAGCAGTCTGTTGTGCGTGTTGAATTTCCTGCGTATCCACCATCCGACTGCAAACCGCCACCACTAACCCAATCGTAACCACGCTCATAAAGTTTGTTGTAATAACCAGAACCTGATATTAACTGTGCGCCAAGTCCATGAGAAAAAATCTGAGACATAGCAACCTGCATATCTTTATCACGTTTGTATACAATCATGTATAGTTGGTAATCATCGGAAAAACTAAATGCGGATGAGCCAAATGCTTGATTTGGATTCGGGTTTTCCCAAAGCAAAACCATATTCTGCGGTGTTGCCCATTGCGTTGCATAATCTGTATTACTGGACTTCTGAAGGACTTGCCCAGTTGTGCCGCCGCTCGGAACTCCAATCCCTGATGCCGGAATGTCAATCCAGTTATCACCATCTTTGATTTTTAACTGACTCATTTCTCTGCCCCCTATTAGGCATCGTGGTGTACGAACTCCTTGTATCCCTCTACAGGGTCAAGCTGTTCATCGGCAATCATCACATGGGCGGTAATGACATCCGGGGCATTCCATAGGGTCTGGCACAAACCGTGGAAGTTGACTTTAGCGGCTTCCAGAGTAGTGATTCCCTCTGCATGGACGGCATAGCTGCCGTTGACGCATTTCAAAATTGCGTATTTCATGGTTTGTTCTCCTGTTATTTCAGTTCGTTGAGTGCATCTGCCATGTTGATGACAATGCAGTTTGTCCCGGGTATCACAGTATCCCCGGCGGGTATTGTGGTTGTCGCCTGATAAATAGTGTTGTCAATGGTGAAATACTCGCCCGGCATCATCTTCGTAGTTGCCGACAGTTCCGGCTCCGGAGGCACAGGGATGGGATCGTAGACATAGCCACCGTCAACGTACAGATAGTCGCTGACATCGCCGTCAGGCAGAACATCAACTCTCGGCTGAGAGGATGGAGCATACTGGTCAAAGGTGACAGACAAGATGCGATTGTCTTCATTCAAGTTCAATGCATACATCATGTTGTCACCACCCCTTTGATTCCATAGATGCGGACTGGAAGAAGCTTATTGTTGTCCGTGCTTGAACCCAGCGTTGCTTTTTTAAATTCCACCCCAGAGGATGTAACTATAAATACACGCTCAAGACTTGCGGCAGCATTGTTTTGGACAGCTTGTATAACACTTTCTATAGTACTGCCTGTGGAGTTAACGGGTGCGATGTGCGGAGCAATAAACTGAAGATAACTTGTAGACCAAAATGAGTAGATAAGTACAAAATCATATCCGCTCAAATCAAGTGATACCGTCTGAGCCGCAAAAGAACTTGATAGGCTTGCATTTGTCCACAGCAGAACCCACTTTGACATTGCTCCAACTTTATCTGCATTTAAAACAACAGTACCTGTCTCACCGTTCACAGACGAAACACCGGACATCCCCGGCTCATCTGTATCGAGCCAAATCTGGATATCAGGATCAGTCGGGGCAGACGGCCCGATATGTACGACTTCAGTGACACCGCTCTGGTCTTCCCACGCAACATCATAGTCAGCGCTCGACTGCTTCACCAAAGCCTGAGAAGCTGTACCGCCTGTTGGAATTCCGATTCCGGCAGGGCCCTGAGGCCCGGTCGGTCCGGTAGCCCCGGTATCGCCCTTCGGCCCCTGCGCTCCGGTTTCTCCGGTATCTCCCTTTGGCCCTTGCGGCCCCTGTGGCCCTGTCTCGCCCTGAGGGCCCTGTTCACCCTTTGGCCCTTGCGGGCCTGTGGCACCGGGGTCGCCCTTGTCGCCTTTGTCGCCTTTATCTCCCTTGTCACCTTTATCGCCTTTGAGATAGGTGACTCCTGAGCTTCCGGCAGAAGATGGCGTGGCTAAAGGCACAGTCGCTACGATGACAGGGTTCCCGTCAACTCTCGCCTCAACTGCCATAGCCTTCCTCCTTAATCAGTTCACTGACTGGGACTGTAAAGGGCTTTGACGCATCCGGGTATCCGGTGTCGTTGTGTGTGAACATCACCTGACCACGCAAAGGCGCAACGTCCAGCTGCATGGCAATATCTTTCGGTATCTCAACAGAGATCGTGGATGCGTCTGCAATGGCAACGTCACTACCGGAGAACAGCATCTCGACTCCTGTGTCTTCCTGTATCAGTTTGACTTCGATATCGCTGACGGTTGTCACATCCACCCCGTCCAGCGTAATCGAAACCGTTCCGCGCATTCTTTGAAACATAGCGCATTACCTCTTCAGCAGTTCCGTCCAAGTCTTCGGCCCGACAATGCCGTCAGCTTCCAGACCATGGTTTCTCTGGAACAGTTTGATTTCTTCAATCTCCTCATCGTCCCAAACTCCGTCCACCACATGGAGGTCGTAGCCCCTTCGGATGAGGATCGCCTGCACAAGGCTTGCCTCAGGCCATCCGGCACAGTGTTCGTCCGTCGTCCTCAGCACGAGCCTGTCATCAACCGCCGGGGCAGGATACACGCTCTCATCTCCGCCATCCTGCGGCTCTGCCGCTTCCGCCAGAGTTCCGTTCTGCCATCCATTCAGATCGATTTGGTATTTGATACGCTTCGCCGCTTCAAACCTGTCTCCAACGTTATGCACAGCAGGATTTTCAAACCTCTGGCAAACAATTCGGCATGCATCGTAAATATCCGTGATTGTCTTGAGCGCAGCTAAATCCCCGGAATAGTCCCGCTGAAACTCAAACAATGCAAAGTCCACTTGCATGTTCACATCGTCAAGTGGTTTCCCGCTTTTCTTCCAGTAGTCGTAAAGGTCAAACTTCCGCCCTCTGGTTTTGTCTTGTGTGACAAATGTCCACTGGGCAAGGCCGTACCCTTTTTGGTCGGCACCGAACGTCTGCCGACTGATGCTGCCGTTTGTGACTCCTTGCGTGTAGGATTTGGAGACTGTGCGGTAAGGCGAATAATCCCCCTGAACCCGGTTGGGCTCACAGTTGCTTTCGCATTCCCAGTTGCCAAGAATTCCCAGCGCCCCGGCCTCCGAGATTCCCTTCTGCCTCAGTCTGTTGTAAATAATCTGCTGATAACTCATATGTCCTCCTTAGAGGAAAGGCCCCCGGAATTCCGAGGGCCTGTAATTGTGTCTCCTGCGATTAGTTGTCCTTCGCAACAAGCACGCCGTTGGCGCGTTTGGCGATAACAAAGCAATCGTACAGGAATCTGCCCTGGGCAACCGCACCGTCGATGTCGGGGTGGTTGGTCAGGATACGCATGGTCTTGATCTTGGTCGGAGCCACGACCGCATCTTTGAGCACGATCATGTACAGGACGTGAGCGGGCATGTAGCTGTCGGGGACAGCGACAATGTGCATGCCGTTGATGGTGCCCATCTCGCCGCTCTTGATGATCTGGTTCGCCATCTGCTGAACAGTTGCGCCGGTACCGACGATCTGGTCGGCGAGCTTAGCCTTGATGGCTTCGGTCTCTTTGATGAACAGGACGCGGTTCTTTTTGGGAACCAGGAGGTTGTTCATCTCAGCGGCGTTGGTGAAGATGGTCTCCAGAATGTTGGTCTTGGTCAGGGAAACGTTGGCCTTGATGATACCGCCGCCGGTGGTGCCGAAGCCGGTCACGCCATGGCCGGAAGCGATGGCAGACAGACGATACTTGTCAACCTGGGGAATCAGCCGCTCACGAATCTGGCGGGAGGCGATGGTGCCTGCGGCCTTCTCCTGGAGAGTGCTGGTGTTGTTGCGCTTGTCGATTGCGAGGTTGTAAGCATAGTCCTGATCAATCGTCAGGGCCTGGAAGTCGTCTTCAACTTCGACCAGCGGGCCGAAGCGGGAGGCGCCCGTTACATCCTGCCAGTTGTAAGCCTGCAGGGGATAGCTCATGACGGAGCGCAGACGAATGGTGTCTACTCCATCCCAGTCGTACTGGTTGGTGAAAATGCCCTCGGTGAGGGACTCAAGCGAAAAAGCCTCAACAAGCTTCTTCGCAGCTTTGGATTCAAAATTGTGGCCAACTGCCATGTTAATTACCTCACATTAGTAGGCCTCGTCCCATCCTGAATCAAATGGATCAATGGTCGCAGCAGAGCCGACCGATTTTGTG